TATGTAAGGCTTTCAATATTGAAAATTCCTATGGAATTCCAAAGTCTACAGCTAAAATCGTAGATGGAGAATTGTTGAGTCCTTGGAAAAATTGTATCAAAGAATTTGAAAAGAGTAAAAATTTGATGCCATATACTTTGTTAGCTAGAGCAAGAAAAGAGATTGTTGCAGAATTTACTCAAAAATTGGATCAATATGAAAAGGCAGGAGGCATTTGCAGACCACTTACTATACATGAAGCCGTAAATGGTATTGATGGAATACGTGGGATTGATGGACAAAAAATGACCACCGCTGCTGGCATAAAATTTGGTAAATCCAAATCTGCCCATTTGGTTTCAGATTCATATCCATATGTTTACAAAGAGTACGTCTACAACAGTGTTGAAGAAGCACGTGCTCAAATGAAACTTAGGAGAAGAAATGTAAATTCTATCAATAGTAATTTGAAAGATGAACCACTGAAATTGTCCAAAGTCAGAGATTATAGAACAAGAGTGTTCTTTTCTGACGAACTTGACATGATGATTCTTGTAGGACAATATTTCACTCCAGTTATGGCATATATGATGCAACATCCTGAATCAGCTCATAGCGCTATTGGATTGAACGCTGAAAGTTATGATTGGGAATGTGTTTTGAATTACCTCACACGCAAGGGAGAGACTACTGAAGCAACACCAGAAGATGGGGTTGCCCTTGATTTTGTAGCTTTTGATAAAGCATTACCTGAGAATCTCATGAAGATGTGTTGGCAAATTATGATTGATGTTGCTTCACAAATGCCAGGATATTCATTGGAAGATATCACTATTATGAAAACTATTGCTGATGAAAAGACTACTCCATATATTTGGTTTAATGGAACGTTAGTACAATGCAATTTTACACATACTAGTGGAAATGGATGTACGGCTCAAATAGGCTCTATAGCAGGTTTAGTGATGTTGTGTGTAGCGTTTTACTCAATCAATGATCCCGAAAATTTGAAAGGGATGAAAGCTTTGGATTTTGTCAGAAGCATTCATTTGGGAGATGATTGCGCTGCTACAGTTATTCACAAACACATGCATAACTTCAATTTCATAACACTACAGAAC